TCATTTATGATAAAATCTTCCATTACGTTCATTTCATTATAACGTAAGTTATATTCACCGGTTCTATGATCAATAAATGGAGTTTTCTTCATTTTATTCTTTAGTTTCTCCATGTATCCATCAACCTCATTTGGAGGTAAATTACCAATATCAATATAGAATACGCGCTTTTCTGGGGCACGAGTAACACGATGTAATAACATCGCATCTTTCATTAGTACGTATTGTTTATACGTTTTACGTGCTGGTTCTATATATGCTCTACCATAGGGTAGGTAGTTAGCATCTGTTAATAAGCGGAAATGCGCTATTTCGTAGTTTTCAAATTTAATTTTACCATCTCTATCTTTAACTCTACTATTAATTCCACCAGCGGCAATAACCATTGGGTCAATCTTAAAGCAAACGTATGATGGGTTTTGAGGATCCATACCTTCTTCACGAACCATATCATATACTGATAATGGTGTTACTGTATATATACCAAATTTTTCAGCAATTTCCATATGTAAATAGAAATCACCATATTTGCACATATTTCTAATCCACATCCATAAATTAAATTCTACATTTAATACGTCATAGAATAGATTATATAGTATACGTTGAATATTTTCGTCAGCACTTCTAATCTGTATTACCTCACCCGCTTCATTTTTTAATGTTGCTTCATCTGCGATAATATCTAATGCTGATGCAATGATTGATTCTGTATCCATTGCTTCATAGTCAGTATATAACTGAATACGAAGTGTTTGGTAGTTCATCGTTGGGTTATACGGCATATTAGCTCCGTAGCGATGTAACTTAGTAAATCTATCTATTAAGGCATTTGTTTTTATATTACCGTAGGCTTGTATTCTATCAACGTCTACAACTTTTAATTGGTTTCCACCTACATTGCGTATAATCACATCCGTGGAAAATAGGCGTTTAAGTTTACCAAATAAGCCGGGATCGTTTTGTTGTTCTGCCATTATATGTTTTTATTATATCAATAAATATTTATTAGCTTAACATCCATGTTAAGTCTTCAACACCATATACTGTTTCCATTTGATATGGGTTAGGTGTGCCATTAGGCATTGTTGGTACATCACTTACTCCACCACCTGTTCTAGATATTCCAGATAATGCTGCACGAGCTGAATCTAGACCTTGCATATGATATTTAACTCCAGTATCGCGAGTAAACAATCCCATTCCTAGAGCCATTACTAAATCATCATTATATCCGTTTTGTGCTTGTGCTTTACCATTTATCCAAACAAATACACGTAATTCTTCTAATAATCTTTTAGAATGAAATATAAAATGCTTATCTCGAATATATGACTCCATCTTTGAAATAACAAGTGGTCTTGTTTTTACTGATGTAGTAAATCCAGGAACTGTTTGTTCAGATTCCATTTTAGATATCCATTTATCCGCACTAATATCACCATGTATTTTAGGAGAATAATGTAGGTTTTGGTATCCTTTTTCAATGATAGTGTTTATAACATCCCATCCTATGTTTGCATTTTCTACTACTAGTAAAGCGTTATTGTATTCAGCTGCTACTGATACTAGCATATTACCAAATGTACGAGTATCTACTTGCGATTTATATTCAGCAACTTGCTCACAGCTTTCCACATCAATGATATGAAATGCAGAGAAATCACTACTGTCACCGCGAGCAACGTCAGCACATACGATATAAGACTTAGCATAATCAGAATACTTCCAAATCCAAAAGTCACCACCCATAAAACGGCGTTCAATAGGGTCTTGTATAAAATTTTGTTCATAGAATGTTAATGTGTCTGGTTCAACTAATGAATTACCTGATCCTAAAAAGTCACAATCATACTCTTGAGCAAATTCACGTGCGGACATGTTCGCTCGTTCAGTTGCTTCCCAATCTCCTACTCTATCAGGATGTAAATCCCACCTTAATTTTATTGCTTTAAAATCACCTTTACCTTGCTCAGACTCAGTATACATTCTATGAAACCAATTACCAACGCCATTTGGTGATGATAACGCAATAATACCACCTCCGGTGGCAATCGTTGGTTTAATACTGGTGTATATTTTATCTATACCCTCAATAAACGCAGCCTCATCTATAAGTAATAAAGATACGGCGTACGATCTACCTGCATCTGATGCGGCGGATGTTGCTATAATTTGAGAGTTATTTGCTAGTCTTAATGATAATTTGTTATCGGCAAGTGGTTTAACATTCCCTTTTAACCAGCTAGGTAAGTTATTGTACATAAACTGTACTTTTTCAACCATACCTTTGGCTGTTTCCTGTTTAGTTGCTATACATAACACAGTTTTATCTTTATTAAACATCATTATCCACAAGGCAAAGCCAGCTGATAGTGTTGATATTCCTAGCTGTCTAGACTTGTTAATGATAGTGAATCTGTTATTTCTAAAATCATTTAACACATCTTCTTGAAATGGATATAAATGAAATAGTATACGACCTTTAATAGGGTGAGATATATAGGCATATTTGCGAAAGAAATATACAGGATCCATAGCACATTTAATGTATTCCTGCTTTATTATGTCTTTTATATTAGCTTGTTGAGTGCTCATGTATATAAATATATAAAGAAAACCCGACCTACGGGGTCGGGTTAGAGAACTATAATACGGAGATTATAGCGGGGCATGTTTCGCATTGGTCTAGAAATGCTTAACGGTTGTGTTCCTAAAGGTAGCACACTTATTTTACTAATGTCAAATATCCTAAACCACCAATGATTATGTAGCTAGCGATACGTTGAAATTTAGATTTTACTTTTAGTTTTGTATTTTCTAATTTTAAAACGTTGTATTGTTTCTGCCAACCTTTAATTTGAACATCTTGGTTGCCGATAATAGTTTTAAAATTTACTTCTTTAGATTGATATTTAGATATTACACTATCTTTAACTACTAGTCTAGAACTATCTAATCCTATAATAGTATCTTTAATCTTTATTAATTCTTTAGCGCCATCTAATTCTACTAAATCTTTTGCTGATGCTACTAATACGGGTTTAGCTACTACTAATGGAGTTGATGTTGTGTCAGTTGGGTAGCGGTTATTATAGAACTGTACTACTTCATTATCCTGCATTAAATCAATAGTGTTTTTCTTTGATTCAACATATTTAATAACAGTTGTTACTTTAGTTTTTTGATGCAATACTAAATCATTCAGTTCAGCATCAAGAATATTTAAATCATTAATTACTGAATCGTCTTTAGCAATCACTATTTTTAATGAATCATTTGCATGGTTTAAACTATCCATCTGTGCGTTGAATGCTTTATCATTAACAGTATCGCTACATTTTTCAAATACAACAAAACAAATTAGTACTAATGTTAAAATTGGGAATATTAGTTTTTTCATATGATTATTTCTTTATACCTGCATAGTACTGCATTTTATTAATTGTCCATTCGTCTAATGGTTCTACTTCTAAATCTTCAGGCTTAATTACTGGTGCAACTGGTTCTTCTTTTTTTAACTTAGCTTGTAGGTATGGAGATGTAGCTACTAAAGCTGCAATTCTTTCTTCTAATGATGATTTTAGATCAAGTAGACGTTGTATTTCAGTTGATGGTTTGTCAGATATATCTCCCATCATTCCACCGCTTCTACCTTTTCTTAATTTTGTAATATTGCTTTTAGTAGAATCTAAACGTTGTTTTAATTCACCATATTTCATCCAAGCTTCATAATCTTCGTCTGAGATGCTACTAATAGGTGCATCACTTTTTTCCATATCATCTACAGTTGGCTCTTCATCATCATTAAAATCTTCATCACCATCTGCATTTGGTTCATTATCAAAATACATTGATAATGGGTTTTCAGCATTACCCATAAACATATCTTCTGGTTCAGTTGCTTGTACTGGTGCTGTTTCGCCTGGTGCTACTGGTGCTTCTTCTTCACCACCTGCTCCTAATTTAACTAATACACCAGCATCTAATAAACCATTTACTAATGCGTTTGCTATTTGAGGGCGAACAAAGTTAAATTGTGCTTGTAATGCTGTTTTTTCAGCACCTGGATTAGCACGGAAAAATTCAATAACATCAGATAATGAAGTTCCACTTACACGCTTAGTAGCGTATTGAGATGCATCAATATTTGGGTCAGCTAATCTAAATCCTTTAGCAATACGAGCCATTTCATCTACTTCACCTTCTTTAATTTTTTTAGCAGCTTGAGAAATAGAACCAACATTTGGATCTGTTTTTAAAGCATTAATTGTAGCTACATCTGATGGATCTATATCTAATACTTTATCCGGAATATTTTTATTTTTATAATTAATTGTAGTTGGAATAGTAGCTTCATCTAAAACGCTAACTATAGCTTCTTGTACTAATCTTCTAAGTTGTTTGGCTTTCATTGTCTTTAATTCAGTTATGTTTATATCCATAAATATTTAGCTTAAGTGGGAGATTATAGTAGCGATACGTTCTTCGGTTGTACCTTTTACTGTTAATAAATTTTTATGTTTGTATTCGTTTAACATTTCACGTATTGTATGATCAATTTTATGGCGATAATCAGCATCAACCGTACGAACACCGTTATCCTCTATATCAACGCCTTCTGGCGATACGTAAATTATTAAATCATATTCGTCACGTAGCGACATCAATAATTCAGTAAAATATCGCTTATTAGTCCAACCAATTGATTCAGCACTTAACGTAAATGCACATACATCATATACTGTTCTATCAGTAATAATATTTTCCTTCATCAATTCAATACTACGTTCAGCAGCGAATGTTAATTGACCTTTTAATGTAGAGTCTGTATTTAATGTAATACCTTGATCACGTAAATATTTGCTACGTTCTACTGCTATTTCATAATCCTTAAATTGCTCTAATTCTTTTAGTGCATTTACTAAAGTAGTTTTACCAACACTAATTGTTCCTGTTAATCCAATCTTCATTATTTATTTATTTTTATTGATATGCTTCGTCTTTTCTATCTATTATTTCAATTAATTGTTTAACACAACCTAACTCCGCTTCATCATATGTGTTAAATTGTCTTGTGATTGGTTTATCCAATCTACCTTCTTCTATAAAAGAAGTTATATAAAATCCAAAGGTTTTATTATCATCAACAAAAATTTCAGCATATAAGCCATACTTCTCTCTAAACCATCTAAATGCTTGTTGGTAAAGTGGTGCTGCACACATTGTCTCTCTACGTTTATTATCATCAGCTGTAAACATCCAATGACTATTGCTTAGAGGAGTTGCGTCTACTAAGTAATATCCTTCTGGGTGTCCTGGAGCGTAATACATAGTACACTCGTCATCATAACCTAATTGTCTAAGTTCAAATGCTTGTTCGTATGGAATATATTCTTTTTTCATAACTATTTATTTGTTTTAAGTGCTTGTGCTTTATTTATTTTACGCATACTACTTGCATACCGTTTTTGTTCCTTCTGCATTTTAGCCCAATTTTTATCAGCTCCATTTTTATACTTAATGTCAACTGATATTGGTCCATTAGGATGTTTATCTAAATCATACACCCATGTTTCAGTTGTATCTTCACGATCATATATTTTAGTATATTTGCGTGGTGATTCCTGTGGTGCTATTTCTGCTGGTCTACCTCTTCTTTCTTCCATAACTTTTATTTAGATAAATGTAAAATAGGAGCCTTGCAGCTCCTATATTTTATGCTCTTGCGCCTGATGCTTTACCAGCAGATGTTTTGTGCCATGGTTGACCATGGACATCTTTTTTCTTTTCTTCCCACTCTATTTTAGAATGTTTAATACCAAATAAATAATATTCGGCTTTACGTTTATTACCTTGTGGTAGGAAAGCTACTGAATCCCAGTTATGCATTTTATTTATTCCTCCTATATTTACATAATAAGCTATAGTTCCATCTTTTGCCTTAAGGCGTCTTGTTTCCATTTATTGTGTTTTATTTTGTTAAAAGATTTTCTGCAACATATAACCCATGTGCTCCTGATACTGTAATACCTCTAGCGCTTAATGCATCACCTACAAAGTGTACATTTGGATATTCGTTTAATGATAAGTCTGTATAATTTACTAGTGGTTCAGGACTCAAATACTTTACTTCCGGTATATACATTCCCCAATCATTTTTAAATTTAAATACTTTATTCATATCAGCGATAAAGTTGATAATATATTCAGCATATTCACCCATAGCATCTTTAAAAATATCCAAAGAATCTACTTTAAGTGCCATTACCCATTCATTTTCAGATGTTTTACTTACCATCTTATCTTTATTAGGAGAATAAAATATACCTGTTGGTCCTTTTGATGATTGTCCTCCCTGACATTTTTGTACTACATCTCTACTCCACTTAAATGGATCTTCAATACCCTTAATTTCCATTAATATGCCAAAATTAGTCATATCATTTCTAAATTCCTCACCCTTTTTAGCGTGACCATTATAGCTAATATTACCATATGTTTCTTCTACTGCTACATAAGCCGCATTATTGTTAGTACAGAATGAGCGAATTGAAACATTATCTTTAGCTTGATATAATTTAAAATCATAAGATACATCAATCAATTTCTGGAAGTATTTTTGTGGTGCTTCAAATCGAACACCAATTTGTACTGCTTTAGCTTCGGTTGGTAATTCATATCTATCTGCTAATGCTTGGGCAAAATCAATACCTGATTTACCTACAGCAAAAATAAGCTCATCATACCCCATTACAAGATCTTGTTTATCAGCATTTATAACTTGTACTTCAAAATCAATATGAGTAATTTCAGTATTCCATATAAACTTAACACCTTTATTAATTAAATATGCATACCAATTTTTAGCAATCTCATGTAAATAATTTGAACCAATATGCCACACAAGCGACATACGTAAGTCAAAATATGGTTTAATAAAGTCAGGTTCTGTTTTAGGATCAGAACATGAAATTTCATCTGGTTTAGGCTGAATACGAAGAGCATTTCTCCGC